ATTCATAGATGAAGCTACTGAGATTACCGAGAAGGCTTATTCTATTGTTAGCTCACGTATTAGGTATAAGCTTAACGAATACAATTTAAAACCTAAGATATTACTTACTTGCAACCCATCGAAGGGATGGATTTATAACCAATTCTACTTACCCTATAAGAATCAGAATCTGCCTGCTCACAGAGCATTCGTGCAGGCGCTACCTGGGGATAATATACACTTACCCGATTCATACGTAACAAGCTTAAGACGATTACCCGAAGCTGATAGGAAGAGACTCTTAGAAGGAGATTGGGAATTCGATAACAGCTCAGATAGATTATACATGTATGATGAACTTATGCGCTGCTTTCGTGAGCCAATGGCTGTAGGTGAGGGGTATATCACAGCTGATATAGCGCGATTAGGAAAGGATAGAACTGTGCTTTGTGTTTGGAAAGGCCTTAGCTGTATTGATATAGTAGTGCTTAGGCAAAAGAGACAAGATGAAGTTAAGGCAGAGATTCAGCGCTTAATGAATCAGCATGGCATTAGACTAAGCAACGTGCTTGCAGATGCTGATGGGGTAGGCGGTGGCCTTGTAGATAGCCTACGCTGCAGAGAATTTATGAACGGTAGTAAAGCAGTTCGAGGTACTCAATACATGAATCTAAAAGCAGACTGTTACTTTAGACTTGGCGAGCTAATAGATAAGAATGAGATTACTCTGCCCATCAAATGGCAAGAAGATATAGTTAAAGAGCTTGAGCTAATTAGAAGAGTTGATCCTGATAAGGAAGGAAAGCTTAGAGTAACATCAAAAGATACAATAAGCCAGCGCACCGGTGGAATCTCTCCCGACATTGCTGATGCAATAATGATGAGAGCTTATTTTGAGCTGAATAGGAACTACACTAAGTATGCTTTTATCTAACTTAAAGTGTTATTTAGCACACTTTATTGTACTAAAATGTGCTTTATGAGGGATATTGCATACTATAATGTGTTTTTATAGTGGAAAATAATCTACAGAATGAGGCTTATTGTGGAAAATATACACCCATTCGGGTACTTATATCCGCTAATATCTGCAAATTATACGCAAAAGGGTATAAAACTAAAATAGCCCTGCACGTTTGCAAGGCTACTTCAGAAAATCAATAATCAATGTGCTAAACCAAAAGCAAATTAATGACTCAAAGATATAGTGCTTAATGCTGTGTGAATAAGTATGTTAACAAGATGTTTAATACAGTTAAGTTAATAGGTTAATTTTGAGACATGAAGAACGAGGAAGCCTTAATACAAGAGGCTGTTATTAACTACATTAACGCTCAGTATCCGCGTTTACTTTACTGTGCTTCAGCTGGTGGTGTTCGCACATCTATGAAGCAAGCGGTTAAGATGAAGAAAACAGGATATGTAAAAGGCTTTCCTGACATCTTTATCTATAATGCTAAGGGCACATTCTTTGGCTTAGCTATAGAAATGAAAACAGCTAAGGGTGTGATGAGCCAATCTCAGAAAGACTGGCAAGCAAAGCTTATTAATAATGGCTACCATGCAGTAACGTGCAAGAGCTTCGATGAAGCTAAACAAGTAATAGATGAATACCTGGCGCTCAGAAATCGATAGATGCTATCCCGAATGGCGCAGAGTAGCAGCAACTGTTACTCGCCAAGACTTAGCCGATGAGCTGCTGCACGATACGCTGCTTAAGATATTGGAAAGTGATAAAGATAAATTACAGGATATTCATAACCGAGGGAAGCTCAATAACTACGTGAGCAATGCTATTAGGTTATCTGCACGCTGCAGTAATAGCTCATTCAATTATACCCGGTTAAGATTCGAAAAGATACGCAACGATTTGAAAGATGATATCATTGACGATGTGAACAAAAGCGTAGGCATGCGCTTAGAGAATGAGCAGTTAGATATCTTCATCAGTCGCTTACCCTACTTTGAGCGTGAGCTATTTTTTCTTTATGCCTTAGATGATTTTAGCTATCAGGAATTAGCTGAAGAGACAGGTATACCTTTGAACTATCTTTACCGGACCATTAAGAAAGCTAAAACAACACTTAGAAATTCACTACAGATATGATGATTAACAGCACAGACTTTGAATCTCGCGTTAAGGTGTGCAAAGAGTGCCCTGTCTATAATAAGCAGTTCGGCACTTGTGGTCCGCCAATTAACGCAATTAATCCATTTAAACGGCCTCATCAAATTGGTGAGATAGTCTTTAAGCCATGCGGCTGTCCTGTGGATCACTTAGCATCTTATGCAGCTACTGACTGCCCAGCTAAGCTGTGGCCTATAATTGAGGAGAAGGATTGGAAGATGCCAACACTCGAGCACATCAGAGCTATTAAACAGAGAGGCAGATTAGCACCTGGTGAAATGGCTAAGCTGTTTAAGTTACGAAGAGAATATCTTGGAATTAAAGACGGCAAGAGCTTCACGAGCTGCACTCCCTGCATGAATGAGCTGCTAAACAAATTAGAAAAGCAGTTAGAGGCTGATATGTCTATAATAGAAGCAGAGATTACTCCCGAACCAACTACAGAGGTAACAACTACACCCCAAAAAAAACGAAGAGCTAAACGTAAAAAACTATGACACTATTAATTATTTATCTTGTAGGCTTCCTACTTCACTTCACAATTTTATCTCTGAACGTATACAGACATCAGAGGCACTTATCTAACTACCATTGGTATGCTTATGTGGGCATAGCATTTACAGGTCTTGTATGGCTGCCTTTTTGGATATACATCACAGTGCTACGTTTTAAACAGCCAAGATAGTTTTCCACAATTATATCTCGTAACATTTATACATGTATATTTGTTACAGGGTGTGATTACTGTTAGAATTTGATTTAAGGTTTTATACGCCCTTTGGATGTCCTCACCCTGCATCCTTAGGGCTATATTTTTTATGTGCGGAAGCGATTAACGGCAGCGTAAAGAATGAATAGAGCTACTGTGGGATAGTAACACAGCTCAGGAGTATGGCTAAGGTATAAGCTCCAGGTTACTTAGGGTAGGCAATTACTCTAAAAGATAGATACCATGTTAGTGCACATTGCTGATGACACTAATTCATGATGGCGAAGAACTCAAGCGACAAGCAGAGAGACAGTCATTTTAAATGAGAGCCCAACAGAAAGAGAAATCTTTTTGCTTGGATACTTCTATCTCTCATTTAGCTCAGAATCTAAGCTCTAAGCATAGAGTTAATTAGCTAATAGCTTAAGCTAATTACACTAATAAGTAAACTAAGCAATATGCAGAATATACATAGAACTATTGTTAGAAGTATTTTAGCTTTAGAGAAGATATCATTTGATTATGACGGTACTTTAACTAATAATAATGGGCTGTCGCTTATTAAAAGAAAGATAACTGAAGGATATGATGTTTACATTATAACGGCAAGAGGTGAGGGAAGGAAAGGGCCTGTATTAGATTTGGCTAAATCACTTGGACTGCCAGTGAGAAAAGTAATCTTTGCAGGATCTAATGCTAACAAGATTTTAAAGATTAAGACTCTAAATATCTCTAAGCATTACGATAATAATCCTGATGTGATAAAGAAGATAAATGAAATGACTAACGCTGAGGGTAAATTAGTTAGCTATGAATGATAACAATTATAACTTTTTAAAAGCACAGGTAAAAGCCTTTCATCCTAACTGGACAGAGCAGCAAGTAAACGAAGAGTGTGAAAGAATACTAAACGAAGGAGAAGGTGGAGAGGATGAAGGATGCCTTTATTGTGGATCATGATATTGTGCCTCCTACTCAGAAATGAGCGCCACAGGAGAGCCCATTGGAGGTGAGAGCTACACTGTTCCAATTAGCTGTGTTAGATACTTAGGGACTGCTAACACAAACACACTAAGCTAAAGTCGGGTGTTAAATTTGAATAATAAACAAAGGAGATATGAAAGCTACATTAACATTTGATTTAGAGATACCTGAAGATAGAGCTCATCATCTTAGATGCACTAAGGCTTTAGATTTAACACTATGCTTAAATCAGTTAAATACTGAGCTATTAGCTATTTTTAAATATAATGAATTGACTGAAGAGCAGCATGCAGCATATTTTGAGGTAAAAAAGCTATTAGATGAAACATTAGAAGAGTATGGTATTAACTTAGAAGAATTAAACAGATGATATTAATACCAGCACAACTTGAAAGCGTAGGCACAAGGAAGGATAAGACTCTTAAGCTTACCTTCGGCACTAATGAGCTCACTCCTTCCCAAGCAGCTGAGCTATTTGGCACAGCTAATCAGTTCGGTTACTTAGCTTTTAAAGATGAGAGCTTTAGACGTGAGGAGTTAGATGCAGTAGAATCACTTAAATCAGAGTTAGAAGATACACTTAAGAAACCATCACAGAGATTAAGGAACACAATGTTTAGAGTTTATGAAGCTGATAACGAAGGTTTTACTACATTTGCTAAATACTATGACTCTAAGATGGAGCAGTTAATAACACACTTTAAGAATAAGTTAGCATGAGCGCCAAAGTCGGAAGTAAAACAGCGCCAAACTCGGAAGAGCAAACTCCACATAAACTGACGCTGAAAAAAGATGCGATGTTACAGGCCCTAACTACCAGTTTAGGCAACGTAACAGAAGCAGCTGCTGCTGTAGGTATGAGCAGAGAGACTCATTACGATTGGTTAAAGAATGATCCTGAGTATTCAGCTGCTGTAGCTTCATTAAAGAATGTAGCTTTAGACTTCGCAGAGTCACAGCTTAAGAAGCTAATGGAAGGAGCAGAGCGCCAAGCCTTAACGCATGATGGTGAGGTAGTAACTATTAAGGATGCACCTAACACAAGCGCTGTTATCTTCTACCTTAAGACTCAAGGTAAGCAGAGAGGTTACATAGAGCGCCAAGAGCTGAGCACTGAGATAAAGAGCATTAACATAACCATAGATGGCACGAACATATGAGTAAAATAATTGATTTAATTCAATTTGACGAGGTCAAGATTGAAAAAAAGAAAGACTTAGAAAGTTACATTTATCAAGCAACATTAAAAAAATACGTTGTATTTCAATTGTTAGATAAAAATAATATGATAACACTTGAAAAATTTGAAACTGAATCTAAACAATTTGTTATTCTTGGAATATTGAGCGGTAAAATTTTAGAGGAATGTGATGCTGATGATATCGAATATTTTACAGAGTTAAAGAATAAAATGGAAAGCATGCCTCAAGAAGTTGATGATTACTTGTGGTCAATAGGATTAAAAAGAAGAGAACTATGAGCGACAAGATAATAAGCACTAAGTACAGTGATCAAACGCTCGGCACGTATGTAGACTTCATGGCCGCAGGCGAAGATACTATTAGTCAGATTCAAGCCATTACAGGCTTAAAGCGAGATGATATCAGGAAGATAGATATGGCAACTATTGAGAAGATAGTTACTGCCTACGCTAACGGCCTTAAAAATGATGAGAAGGTATTTAAGCAATTCATAGAGATAGATGGTATTAAGTTCGGCTTTCATCCTAACCTAAAGAGCATGACCTTTGGAGAGTGGTTAGATCTATCAGAGCTAAGTAAGAACTTCCCCCATCAGCTACCGGAACTAATGTGCATTCTTTACCGACCGGTAACAGCTGAGATTAATCTGCAATACAAGATAGAGGAGTATGACAGTGATGTGCACCTTAAGTATGCGCCTCAGATGCGTAAGCTTAACTTAGCCAATGTAAATGCTGCGCTGCTTTTTTTTTCGACACTCAGAAACGATTTAGTGAACAATACACCCGCATATTTAGAGCAGGAGCTGGAGAGGCTGAAGAGGGAGATCAGTCAGTTAGCAGACGAGGTGAAACATTAGCATCAGTATATCAGTGGTGGCATGTAATAGAAGAGATGGCAGAGAGAGATGTAACTAAGTTCGATGCCATAACTAAAACGAGAGCTTCAACAATATTCACCCATTTAACCTATGCAATGGACTACGCTAACAGCTTACAACAAAAGCTAACTTAATTTCCACTATAAGATATGAGCACAATTAACTACACATACAACGTAATAGTAGATAGGTTTAGACAGTTCGCAGCAGGGCACTTTCAGCTGCGTAGGTTTACGCATGGAGAGATTTCACAAGCCGATTTAGAGAAGGAAGCAGAGTGGCCATGGCTGCACGTTAAGCCTCGTGCTATCAATTACTCACCTGGCACAAGAGCATTTAGCTTTGAGATATTTATCTCTGATCTACCTCGCGACAAAGAAGATAAGACGGGCTACCAAGCGGAGAGCATTACTGACTGTTCACTTATCTTTCAAGACTTAATAAACGAGATTCACTTGGGCAATATGTTCGGGGATGATGTAGTGCTCACTCGTCCGGTAAACTCTGAGCCATTTGTAGAGCAGTACACTCACACCTTAACGGGAGTTACCGGAACAATAGAGCTCAGCTTAGATTACGATTGGAGCGCTTGCTCTATCCCTGCGAGCTGGAACTATAACACACCAACTAACTCGCCTAACGATGGGTGGGGAGCATTGCAATTTATTGAGAGCTTAGATCAGAATGGTGTATTTGTTAGCTTGCTTAATGATGAGGAAGCACCAGGTAACTCTTACTACTATGGAACTGATGCAGCAGGAATAAAGGGATGGTATGCAATAGTAGATAACATCGGGCTCACTTGCGAGACCTTACCTGATTGCGCTGTAATCATCGGCATAGTAGATGACATCATAGCTCTGCAAGCTGATGTAGCTTTAAAAGCTAACACTGCTGATTTAGGAGCTACAGCTTTTAGTAATAGCTACAATGATTTAGATAACTTACCTACTATACCAGCTGCAATAACTAACACAAGCGAATTAGTTAATGACGGTGAAGATGGTATTAATCCATTTATCACAGCATTAGACGTTCCTGCGCAAGTCAATTCAGATTGGAACGCAACGAGTGGAGTGGCGCAGATATTAAATAAACCAACATTAACAAATGGAACGGTTACAGCAGTTACTGCTACCTCACCAATGTCATCCACAGGAGGAGCTACACCTAACCTATCAATGAGTTCTGCCAATGGCACAACTAACGGTTATTTACTTTCGAGTGATTGGCTAATTTTCAATAACAAGTTTAATACGCCAACTGGCACTACTTTGCAGTATTTGCGAGGTGATGGCTCATTAGCTACCTTCCCAACAATTCCGACTTCGTTACCACCAAGTGGCGCAGCAGGTGGTGACTTGCAAGGTACTTATCCTAATCCAACAGTACACCGAGTGCATGGAGTAGACTTTCAAAGTGGCGCACCTGCGGTAGATGATACTTGGATATACGTTAGCACTCCATTAGGTCCACAACCTTTTCAATGGCAGCATAGCAAGCTAAAGACATCGCAAGTACAGAATGATTCAACGGTAACAGGAACGAACGCAGACGATGCGCTTGAGCATTTAGATAGCACTAAACAAGCAACGCTCGTTAGTGGCACAAATATAAAGACAGTTAATTCTAACTCATTAGTCGGTAGCGGAAACGTAGCTGTTGAACCAACAATAACAGCAGGAACAACAGGGCAGTATTACAGAGGAGATAAAACATTTCAAACGTTAGATAAAACAGCGATAGGTTTAGCAAACGTAGATAATACGAGCGATGCGAATAAACCCGTTTCAACAGCTACTCAGACAGCGTTAAACTTAAAAGAAGATTCAGCGAACAAACAGAACTCACTTGCAACTGATGGAACTGGAACTAAATATGCAAGTGTTGATGCAGTGAATTCTTTGTCAATGATTGATAGAGGAAAAAGAATTGTTTCTTTCTTTACTGATTTTATTGGAAATTCCGTAACTCTTGATGGTTTAGTTTCATTAACTTCTGGGGGTGTAATATCAAATAGTGGAACTTCAATTCCAAACAGAACTAATCAACAAGGTGTGCAGT